CAAAAGGCATCTGTTTCACCAAATGCCTCACATACTTGCGCCATAGTAAACGCTAACAACTCTAAAGTATTCAGGAATACATGAAGAATAGTCCCAAAATCACTCAAAGAAAAAAGCTCCTGACAGCGATTTATCATTTCATGCGTTTGGTAAAAATTTCCACCCAACTTCCAGCGAAAGCAAGAGCAATATCAATTATCTCAGCGCGAACATCGATTATTGAAAAACAGTACAAACTCACCGAAGTGAAGAATGTACACCCCGAAAGGAAGAGGAATGTCAATTTCTGAAAATAATTATAAACGAAATAAATCCACAAGTCAACAATGTTGGCCGAATGATATTATTTCACAGGATCCTGAATTCTTTTTTAGAAATCTGACACGTACCCAACGTAATCTTATAGAAATACTTATACGGTGGTCTTTAAAATATAAACATGTCTATTTCCGCCAAGATACGGTGGCATCTATCCTTAAAATATCACGGCAGCATTGTAACAGACTTATTCAATGGATGAGAGATTGTGGGCTCTTAGTATCTGAATATCGTCATAAACTGTCCTGTCATTACACACTTTCTTCTTTCTTCTTTACTCCCTCGATCCAATCCCGTCTACGACATATATTCAGGCCGCTAAGGGCCCTCTCATTAGGGCTCCTGTGTTCTATTTCCAGTGATGTGACACAATATATTGATAAGTTAAATAAGAATTTAACTAACCTTATAGTTAAACGACAGACCGATGAGAGTAGTATGCAGTTTACCCAAAAATATCATGGTGATAAGCCGGTGTCTGAAGCGATAAGAGGATTGAAGACACTCAATCTCACCCGAGCAGGGCAAATAAAGCTTTCAGCATTTCCTGATGAGGCTATTCTGGATGCAGCAAATGCATTCAAGTATGCCAAAAAGGTGAAGGATCCCTTTGGATGGTTCTTTAAACTCTGTCTAGAGTACTGTAAACGCAATGAAATTGACCCAGATTGGTCGTTTATGCATGCTTTAGTAGATAAGTACAAAATCTCCCTTTCAGCGCCTATGATTGGGATATCAGCACCAGCAGTTCGTGACAAAACGGTACGCCCTGAAAACAGATATCCAACCCGTGACAAAACTTCACATGTTCCTTTGGTGAATGCAACCTCTAAAGAGTATGTCGAAAAGACCGAATGGAAGGGTCATACTGAGGCCCCTCGAGTAGCAAAAGATTCCGCTGCTCTCAGGCTGCCTATCATCAACGCTCTGCAAACAAAAAACTCTTTTATCATCTCTTTAATGAGAAACTATTCTCTTGAAACACAAAAGAATACAATCGATCTTTTATCCTTTAATGATTCGTGCTACTGTGAACTATTAAAAGAGGTATGCGGCTGGCCAATTGATTGTTTGCATATCTTAGGAGAGAGTAATGAAGCACAAGGTGTATGTCCTGCATGGTAATCCTGTAGCATGGGCTCGCCCTTCCCCTTATAGAGGGCGTATGTGGGACACTCAGAAACACATCAAATTTCAATATGGCATGTATGTTCGACAACAACACAATGATGAGCCCTTATTAGTCGGACCCCTTCATCTAGAGATCAAATTCTATTTTACTATCCCTCGAAGCAGCAAAAAGAAAGCCGGTGAGTTTCACCACTACAAACCTGACCTGTCAAATCTCATCAAACTCATTGAGGATGTTGGTTCGGGAATATTGTATGAGGATGATGCACTCATCGCTTCTATTGCTGCATCAAAACACTATGATTCACAGCCACGTATCGAGTTTTCCCTCTATACCCTAAACCAGGAATAATGCATGCAGAATAAAGAAAAGCGTGACATGGAAAGAAACGATAAGAAGAAACCAGCACAAAAATTCGATTTCTATAAAAGTCTTCATACGTGGCAAGATGTCCCTGTTACTGATAATTGGAAAGATGCACTCGCTCAAGAGCTCTTTTTATGGGCTCGTGATAATGAAGAAGCATATAAGATGTCACAATTTTATCTAGAGCGGGGTATACACTATCGTGATTTTGATAGATGGTGCCAAACCCATGAGCATCTCAAAACAGCCAAAGAAGCAGCACTTATCCTTATTGGTAATAGAAGAGAGATAGGCGGCCTGAAAAGGAAGCTGGATGCCGGTATCGTGGTTAAATCCATGTGTCGTTATGACATTGAGTGGAAAGAGTTAGCAGAATGGTATGCTAAGCTCAAATCTGACAATGATAATAGACCAGAAACAAAGATTATTGTCATGGAACAGTATAATCCACCAACTACCCCACTTGATGAACCCTTAGATGAACCTACCCCACTTACCCCCGATGCACCTACCCCTGAACAAGTTGCTCGGAAAGCCCGTAATGGGTGTATAGGAAAAAATATTGATCATCATCGCAAACGACGATAGTATCTACTATAACGTTTTAATCTCCCGCTTCATGCTTCATCACTGACTGACCGGAGGCGTACTCCGGTCCTATTTATTATTAGATAGTGATAGAAAATCTCATTCTGCTTGAATGTTGACCTGGACTCGGATCAACAACGACCCTCCATTCTACATCACTGGTTATTTTCCCATCAATTACTATAAATTTACCATCGGGAATTATTGCTATATCGAAATCTATCGTAATATCCCCTTTACTGAATTTGGCCGCTTCTACAATAGATTTACTTATAATATCGTTAATAGTCATCATATATATTCCTGATTCTTAGTGATATAATCCCGCAGCTTTCTCTTAGTCATAATATTCAGAGAAGGTGGCTGTGGGCCATTCTTTATTCTTATCAGTTGCATCTGCGATATGCCTATATCACGAGCAACCTCTTTCCACGTACAAAGCTTATTCTCTTTTATGCGGCAAACGTCATTTACTAATTTAGTGTTAAAATCCATACGTAATCCTCTTTGGAATGTTTACGAAAAGTATACCAAATGTTACTCTAAAGTATAAGGATTGGTATAAATCTTTAATAGTAACAATAATGGAAATTTAGAACAGTTATCGGAGTCGATACGAAAAGAGGACTGAAATGAACTATAAAGAAGTGATCTCTAAACTACAAAAGTACTTTTTGAAGCAAGACCGCAAAACACTTGCTCGTCTATGTGCTATTTTTGCTGCTGATCTTGATAAATTTATAAATATAGCTGATTTATCTAAGCAAGAGAGAGATATTTTCCTAGAAAGAGTATATCTCAATAAGAAAGAAATTAGCCGATTCATAAAAGGTGATGGCGAGGCAGAATTTCAATTTGATTGTGTGCAAAGCGAGGACTGAAATGGAAGATACATTCTTTACCCAAACAGAGTTAGAGATTGTTAGAGATCGCATATTAAGACCATTTGTGAGCTCTGTTTTGATGTCTATATTTTTTGCCGAGACAGAAGGAAAAGAAGGATTCGAAAAAAAAGTTTTAGAGAACTTAGAAATGCAACTGAAGAAGTCGATAGGAAAATACGACATAGATTCAAAAATAAGAGATTCTTCAGTTGCATTTCTTAAAGAAAACGTAGGGCTTCTTGTGGTGCACCTTATAGAAAATGGCCGTCATAAGATTGAAGATATAGTTGTTCAAATAGAGATATATACCGATGAGCAAACTCAGAAAATTCATGAGGTTTTAGTGAAGTATGATAATAATCGAACTAAGAACTAGCACTTAAAGGACAATTACGCAGCAGCTGCTGCAGGTTGAGATTTTCAGTTTTACTGTGAAAGAGACATAGATGGAAGAGAAAAAATGGTTCACGAGAGAAGTAGAGAAGCTTAACTGGGTACGTATTACAGCCTTCAGACCCGGTAAGAGCCAGATTCCTATTTTAGTTAGGGGATCGACTAGAGTTTGTTTGAATGAGCCGATCTTTTGTAAGCCTGCCAATATGCTTCATGAAACTCCGTATGGGGTTGAGGATAAGATTGTTATAGACTTTTATGCAGTAATATCATTTGGATGGAGTGAATATTATCCCCTTAATGGAGTTTTTATCAACAGTTGGTATTCGTTTGGTGAAGGGAAAACGATACCTCGCAAAGATTATAATCCTGATAAAGGCATCAAGAGATCAACGATAGATTCAAATATTTTTGGTACTTTTACTGCAGAAAAAGCTCGCCTATTCCTTGTTGATAGCGATGAAAATAAGCATTTTGAGACTGATGATATAATTGAATGGGTACATATCTTATGAGTAATTCAGCATGGATTAATACTGATGACTATTTCCCAGGCGCTAGTCATAAAGGGATAATAGTAGTTCACGGAATGATGAATTTGGAGCTTAAAGAACCTTTTAGACTCCGAACATTTATCACTTTGAAGAATATGAAAGAGAAATTTGAAGAAACAAAGCACATAGGTATGGAATATTATCTTTTTACCAATAAAAGTCCTCTGAATATCCGACCTATAAGCTTGGAGGGATGCTTTATAAAAGACATTTCTTGTCTCTGTGGATGCAAAGTGTCTAAAGGATTTGATGCATATGGTGAAGACCATGATATTTTATTGGGAAAGCTTGATCTTGGCAACATTTTAACGGCTGGTAAATCAGAAATATTTACTTCTCCACCTATGTTCTGTTGGGAACAAGTGCTTTATTGGCAAAGATTAGAGGATATAAGAGATGAACTGGCAGAAATTAAATAAAGATTCTCTTGAGGGGCTTAAAGCTATCAAGAGCTATATTTTAGTAGGCAACCCCAACGATAAAGAATTCCCCTATGATCTGATACTTTTTTTTAAGGAAGATGTACAGGATGGGATACCGAGTTTTTGGTATAGCATGGTTCATCACGCATGTTATAAGTGTGGTCAGGTATATGAATATGATGACGAAGACGTTATTAACTGCTATACCCATTTTTGTGTTGTGAATGAGCCATTAGACTAATTGTGCAGCAGCTGCTGCGTAAATAGAAAGAAAGAAAATTATGAAGATAAAAACGATATCCGTTAGAGATGAAACCGTCAGATATCTTATTCTAAAAGTGTTAAACGCGATAGTTGATGAAATGTTTTATCATTTTATAGTGACGGGTAAAAAAGAAGCGTGTGTACCTACTGATCAAAAGATTGAAGCTCTTAATAATTTTCTTAAAAAGGTTGCTTTTAATAAGCCTGAAGATCATGAAACCTATGCCGGAATAACAGCTGAAATAAGCACCGTGATTAAAATAATAGGCGCGGAGAAAAAGTTAGCGGCCTTTTTGTTTGATCTATCGCACGAAGTACTTAAAAAATTAAAAATACATAATGTAGAAGGGTTCATTAATGAATACCACGAAGAAAAAGAAGCTAACTAATATTAACTTTGACATATTTATTCACGATGTCCTTTTAAACACCCACGAACAGATGGGTTCAACGTCTGCGGAAGTTCTGACTAAGAAAGAATGGGAATTCCTCATTCAAGGTTGGCCTAGAGAAGAAGAGTTATATGTATGGCATAGACCCAATCACAAGGAAGAGGTATTCAGCATATTAAGAAATAGGGATCCAAATGGCTATGAGCCAGATAGTTTAAATTATATGTATAACTCAGTGCTCTTTAGATCGCATAGTCACGCTGATACTTCGGCTAAGACGCTCAAAGATCTTGGTGAATACATAGAGTCTAATTCTCTTACTAACTTTGCTGTTATTTACTGCAGTATGGATGAAGAGCCATATAGAATCATGGTCCCCAATAAGAAAAAATAAGTAATAGAGAGTAGTAATGAGCATAGAAACAACAATTCATCTGAACAAGTTCAGCAATGAAAGAGGCATAAATGAGCTTAAAGCTTGATCCACAACTACTTCAGTTATTCTTATTAAAACTAAAGCATTTTACTGAAGAAATGCATTTAATTCAGCAACTATTGCCGGGAAAAGATAAGGATGAATTGATTGAGTATTATCTGGATTTAGTAGAGAAGAGTTATTTAGAATCATATTTTCACTTTGCTCATATAGATCAACCTGAATGGCGTGGTATTTTTATTGAAGTTCTTTTTTCAAAATTCGGGGTACATATGAAAAAAGAGGGAATAGTAGAAATTATTCAGAACGACGTAGATTTGTTTTCGAAGACATTTATTCATAAAGTCCTAATGCAGTTTTTTAGAGGCGAATTAGAAGGTATGGAAGATTTGAAGGATTAATTTTTCATCTCCCGCTTTTTTTAGTTTTTTTATTTAAGAAATAGAAAGAGTAGTAATGAACGTAGAGACAACGATTCATCTGAATAAGTTCAAACCACGAGCATATCAGGTGCCGATTTGTAAGGCGATAGCGTCTGAGGGTGGTAAGTATAGAAAGTTGATATGTGTATTGCCCAGGCGGGCAGGTAAGGATGTTCTGTTATGGAATCTGGTAATTAGAGCAGCGCTGAAAGAGGTAGGAAATTACTTTTATTGCTTGCCCACATTTGCACAGGCGCGAACAGTAATATGGGATTCTATTACTAACGATGGCCAGAAGTTCTTAGACTTCATTCCAAAAGAGATCATTGCAAAGATCAGGAATGACACGATGCAGATAGTGCTGATTAATGGATCACAGATCAAGCTTATAGGATCAGACTCTTATGATACCAGTATCATTGGATCTAACCCCAAGATGATCGTTTTTAGTGAGTACGCACTAGCAGATGAGAATGCTTATAAACTTGCTGCTATGCCCATATTAAGGGCCAATAACGGCATTGTGGTAATGATATCTACCCCTCGTGGCAAGAATCATATGTATGAGCTGTTTGAGATAGCAAAGAATAGCCCTGAATGGTTCACTTATTTTCAGACAGTTGAAGAAACTCAGCACATTGATATAGAAGAGATTAAGAGGGATATTGAGCGGGGTGAGATAAGCCCCGATATGGCACGCCAAGAATATTATTGCAGCTTTGAAATGGGACAGGAAGGGTCACTTTATGCTAAATATATTGATAAAATGCGCCTTGATGGTCGTATTGGCATCGTACCATGGGAGCCTTATCACAAGGTTTATACTAGCTGGGATCTTGGCATTGCTGATCCAACTTGTATAATTTTCTTCCAAGTAATTGGCGAGTTGGTTAGAGTTATAGATTATTATGAACAATCGGATAGAGCGATGGATCATTTTGCCAAAATAGTGATGGAGAAACCGTATGTCTATGCTACGAATGGGCATTTTCCTCCTCATGATATCATGGCTCGCGAGTCTGCTCGTGGGCTTACTAAGCGTGAGATGTACAAGGAGCTCGGGATCAAATTCACCGAGCCAGTTCTCATTGATATCGAAGATGGAATAGAGCTTGTAAGAAGGACGTTTAGTAAGATGTGGCTCGATGAGAAGAATTGTAAGCAGCTGATTAAGGCGCTAGAGAACTATCGCTATGAGTGGGACGATAAGATTAAGAGATATAAGAGTAAACCATTACACGATTGGTCTAGTCACGCGAGCGATTCTATGCGGTATATGTGCGCTGCACTGCCCAAATGTCGCTCTGGTTCGAGCCCTGAAGATCTTGAAAAGCGGTATCAGGAAGCAATGTATGGAACGAATAGTAGAATGCCGAGTGTGTTTAGAGACGATATAGGATACTAAATGAAAATCGATGATTTTATAGTCATAAACTTTATAATTTTCGCTCTTCTGTCATTCCATGCACCTCTTTTTTGGATGCGTTATGCCTCAATGATGGTAACGCTGATCGTCCTCGTAGTTTATTGCTTTATAATAGAATACGAAACAAGAAAAGGAATTCGATGAACTGGATTAACCCAAGACACAAACTCCCCGTAGATGAACAGCTTATATGGGCACTCTTTATAGAGAATAGAGCTGGCGAGCAAAACGGATTTCCTTCTGCAAGTGCTAAGATATGTAAAGCATCTATAGATATGTATGGAGTTGTTGAAGCATCTGAAATTACGCATAAGGGATTTCCAGAGGGAGGCGGCAAGTATTTCTTTGAGTGGTGGCATTCGTATCAAGAAGAAGACGCAGACCGTTATTACCATGGACATGGCGCCTATAGAATGGAAAACATGATTATTGCGTGGATTCCTTTCGAGTCCCTTCCTGCGTGGACTCATATTAACATAGAAGAGTCTAAAAGAATGATCATACATTCTGAGCAGTATAAAAAAGGCATTATGATTGCTAAAACAAGAAAAGATATAGAAAAAGCACGAGGAGAAAGCCCTTACTTTATACAGATATCAGATAGAAAACCCATAGAAGACGGTGTCTATGTTGTTGCGAATAAAGACGGTGTTTGGCTTTGTCGTTATGAGCAGAAGACATGTAGCCCATGGATAGCGCCTAATGGATCACTAGTTGACGCATGGTACCCCGTTCCAAATCATTACTAGGATATTAGATGATTTCCGATTTTCCGATTGCCTATGCATATAAGAAAATAAGAAAACATGAGGTTAGTTTTAGTATACAGTCTCCTCAGGAGTCCATCGATGATAAGAAATACTTTGATGACCTTGCAGCGCGTGGTCTTGTTGACGAAGAAGGGTATGAGCTCACTGAAGAAAGGGAACGCATAATTCGTTATAAGAACGATAAGAAGTACACCAAGGCTCAATGGGATGAGTATTTAAAGGAAAGAAGAAATGGCTAGAAGAAACACTCGTCATATCATAATAAAACAGACAAAGACTCAGAATCCTCATTTGAGAATGATAATGATAATGGGAAGAAAGGACGCCGACGCAAAGTACGGCGTTGGTATGTATGATAGAGCGAAGGCTTTTTCAGAGGATTGGAAGAGAAGCGATATTCCCATGGATTATGGGATTATGGAATGATGAATTGGATTAGTGTTAAAGATAAAATATTAGAAAAACTTAATGATAACGATCTTTTAATAGACGAACCATGCAATCTTATCGATGGGTTTATAAATATACCTCTTGAGCCCATGTTACTTGAGATAATAATACCCAGAAAATATTATTCAGTCATAAGTGTTATAGGTAAGGAAACGGGAAAGATATATTATATAAGCCTTGATAGTCTAGGAATTCTATGAATTGGATTAGTGTAAAAGATCGGCTTCCACTAAGTGGAGCTATCGTTCTTGGTACTAGTTATACTATCGCGACAAATCTCTGCGGTTTGCATGTAGTTATGTATGTAAATGATGATTTGAGTATTTTGTGGGGGTTGTGATGCTTGAAGAGTGCAAAAATAAATATGTAGTATGGAATTGGGAAAGAGGGATGAAAACTTTTTGCTGCAAAACTCACGTAGAAAAATATGTCGAAGAGAGGAACGAGCTCAAGAGAGTAAAGATAAGTAAAAGTGAAAATGAACTGGATTCCAATGACTTGGATTAGTGTAAAAGATCGATTGCCTAATGATTCAAAAGAGACTGTTTTGGCTCTCGTTAATAATAAGATTATGATGGGCTATTTTCATGCTAGAGAAAGTTGGAATGAGGACCTTAAGGGCGTTAAGAGAAACTATGTTAAATGGCGATACTTTACTCCTTGTATATGGCTAGAAGATAACTCATGCGATGAATGCGAAACTAAGAAGTCATGTGGCAATCATTGTATTAGTTGTTGTGAAAAAGATTATGAGATATCTCTTTTAATACCTTCTTATGGAATTGATGTAGTAACTTATTGGATGCCATTACCGAAGGGACCTGATAATGAATAGCCTTGTTGAGAAGATAATGAACGTTGACAAAGCAGTCCGTGAGCTCTATGCGTCTATGATTGAGATGCTCAATCAAGAGGATATGGACTATAAGATTGAGTTTCAGGATAAAGTATTTGACTTTTGGGCGCCTTTGACCCAGGAAGAGAAGTATGAGATGGATAGGAATAAACATAATGCCACTACTGCTCTCTTAAAGGATGCTCTCGAAAAGCTTATTAATACTTCATATGCTGAAACTTCGAATATAAGAAGCGGACCTACACTAGAAGGTCTACTTACATTTGTCTGGATAAACATAGCAAATCTACAGCGAGCCACTAAGAAACAAGACCAAGTAAGTACTATTGTGTCCACTGAATCGTATTCTGTTGACGAAGGAAGCTCAAAAGATCTAGACTATGATAGTATCTATATACAAGCACAAAGAAAGGATCTGTCTGATGAAGAGAAGTGGGATATTCTCCTCCGTAGTTTCGTGGATAAAAAACCTGTGGTATCAGAGCAATCAGAGTGATACTACCCAATCAATAATTTTAGACAGTACTCCTGTAGATCTAACACCACAATCGGTGATTCAGAAAGAGATCAATAGGCCTCGCGCAACAATAAGACAGGTAAAAAAGTCTGTTATGAGTGAATTGAAAACAAATTCTATGAAACCCCATTCAGGTACTTGTGAAGACATCTTTGCGTGTAAGAAGAGAGTGTGCTTTGATAGAGAACCTGATAAGATTGTTTCTAAGCCATACGCCGTAAAACGTTAGACGAAGTTCTCATCCCCCTAATTTATTCGTTTATCGCCTCGGGTAACACCGAGGTTTTTTTATGTTTGTAACAAATACTTGATTACGAATCTCCTCCTTTATAGAGTTAGTGCTGAGGCATTAAACTTTTAAAAAGGAGAGTGGAATGTTGTTTCCCCAACTTGGCCCTCAATACTATGATGAACGTGATCGTGGCATCCTGGGAAGAATGGAAGCTTTCTATGCAGAAAGCATTACAATTAACCAATCTTTCTGGGGAGAAGCTGATACCGATACACGATTCTTTGTAGGAGATCAAACCTTATGGAATGATCTGTATGGCAACCTCCCTGCCAATAGACGCAGGCAATTCACTTTTAATAGAATCCGTCGTGTTGTTAATATGATTAGCGGTCATCAAAGACGTAATAGAAAGTCTTTGATTGTCTCTCCACGAGAAAATGGAGATTCTGAAACGGCCGATCAAATGACTAAAGTGCTCATGAGTATGATGCGTCATGAAGGAATGCTTGAAACTATTTCAGAAGCATTTGAGGGATCATTAGTAACGGGTATGAATCTTTTACAAGTCTGGGTGGACTACAGAAGCGATGTTATATCGGGCGATATTAAACTTGATAAGTGTAGCTATAATAGCTTTCTTATTGATCCCTATTTTCGTAAGCCAGATCTTTCTGACTGTAATGCAATTTGGAAGCGATCTTTTCTCACCAAACGAGAAGTAGTATCCCTTTTACCTGATAAAGCAGATGAGATCCTGGGGCTTATTGGCACGGACAGTGGAACAGGCAGAGATGGTAAGTTCCAGTTTATGCCTGAGTCTTACAATTTTGGCCTCAAAAACCTCTTAACCTACGATGAGTTCTATTATCGTGATTATCGCACGCAGAGAATGCTCGCCGATACTGAAACGGGAGAACAAATTGAATGGAAATCCACGGATGATGAGAAGCTAAAACTTTTCATGCAGGCATATCCCAATACCACGATCATAGAACAGGAAATTCCAACCGTTAACTTGGCAATTGTTGTGCAAGGGAAGGTGTTCTATGATGGACCAAATCCTCTGGGAATTGATAAATATCCTTTTGTTCCTGTGCTTACTTATTATGCGCCTGAACTGCCATATTTCCCGTGGCGTATACAGGGTGTTGTGCGTAATCTACGTGACAGTCAGTATTTATATAACCGTAGAAAAGCAATCGAACTTGACATACTGGAAAGCCAGATTAACTCAGGGTGGATCTATAAAGAGAACGCACTCGTAAATCCTAAGGATGTGTTCTTGAGCGGGCAAGGTCGTGGACTGGCTCTTAAAGAAGAAGCACAGATGACCGATGTGCAACAGATTCTTGCTCCTGCTATACCACCATCTACTATTCAGCTTTCGGAGATCCTGGGCAAAGAAATAAACGAAATTAGCGGTGTATCAGAAGAGCTTATGGGCTTTGATAACAAGGATACTCTTTCTGGGTTCCATGCAGCATTAAAACTGAGTGCCAGTACCACAACATTACAAAGTCTTTTTGATCAACTTGATAGGGCTATGCAGATTACTGGTGAGCTCATCTTAGATGTTCTAAGGGTGAATTACACTCCGGGTAAGATACAGAAGTTCTTAGAAGGGCAACAACCGACTAAAGAGTTCTATTCTAAAGCATTTGGGCGATATCATGTTGCTGTTGAAGAAGGTCTTAATACTACAACTCAAAAGCAAATGCAGTTTGCTCAGTTGATGGATCTGAGAGCAGCGGGTATTCCTATTCCTGATGATGTGCTCTTAGAAGCAACCACTATACAGAACAAGAAACAACTCATTGAGACGTTACAGAAGAACCAAGAGCAGCAACAGAAGATGCAACAAATGCAGATGCAAGCGCAGCTTGAACAGTTACAGGCGCAAACTGAACTCAACAAAGCTCGTGCAGTGGCAGATGAAGGATTGGGTCTTGAACGTGCGAGTCGTGTTCAGGAAAACCAGGCATTGGCTGTTGAACGAAGAGCTGAAGCTGAGAAGGATCATGCAGTTACTCTCGTTAACATTGTAAAAGCGTTAAAAGAGCTGGACCACATGGACATTGAACAGTTAGAGAAATTGATCGCTATTTCGCACTCTATTAAGGATCAGACACGCCTTGATGAAGAGCAGGTAGCAATGAAACAACAAGTTCCAAAGAATGCCACTAACAAGTAGTTAGGGGTTTACACAAACCCTGCAGGTAATGCTGCAGTAACTAAGGAGCCACAATGGCTAAAAGACACCACGGTCACATGAAACACAAAATGGAAGGTCATTACGAGGGTCATGCAGGTCGTCGTCATCAAGAGATGCAAGACGCAGGTATGATTCGCGAAGACCATTCAGCAATTGCTAATCTTCCTCAGGAAGTGATGATAAAAAGCTGGGAAGCTCGTGAAATGTATACGCCCGAGAACCTTGATGACACCGCAAAAGGCATTGATCGTCAAATGCATGAAGATGGTTCTAAACGTAGCAAACACGAACGTCCCCATAAATACTAAAGCGTCGACAACTTGTCGACAGTTTGTCGGCAGCTTGTTTTTATAAGGAGTGACTATGCCAGTAATGCCACGGTTTAGTAAGAAAGGAGCTAAAATTGCGTTCAAACTTTTGGGAACACCCGAAAATCTACTCTATAAGCCTAAGAGCAAAAAGAAAGAGATTGATAAGCAGTTATTGTTCCAAGAAACCACTCGCATAAGGTAAAGGACAATTATGGATAATTTTAGCGTAAAGTTTGCTTCGGGAACATTCTACGACAATATTACGCCTCGTAGGCGGCAGGAAGTAGCAGACTCTCGTATGATCCAAGAGGATCAACAGGCGATGTCTAACTTGCCCACTAAAGGGTTCCAGCGAATGTTTGATCCAGGAAGTTTTGATAGGCCACCATTTGGTGATGACGAGGTAGGACCTTCTCCCCGTCGCACTGCAAGAAAGGGATAATTATGAAAGCAATGTGTCACAAGTGCAAAAAAGCACCATGCAAGTGCAAAAGTAAGTAGTTATTAGCGATAGGTGGCGTTTGTGAAAATAGCGCCACTTCTTATGTGCGTACCTTGTATTTCGACCATAAGTTACACAAATCTGGGTGGATTTTTAACCAAAAAGGAGATAATTATGCCAAAACTTAAGCCTACAGCCCCTAAAAAGGCAAAAAAGAAACGCGTTAAAGAAGAAATGCACAAGTTTAAAGAAGGAAAACTACACTCTGGTTCTAAAAAGGGGCCTGTTGTAGAAAACCCTAAGCAAGCAATTGCAATTGCTCTTTCTGAAAGCGGACAGTCTAAGAAGAAAAAGAAAAAGCATAAGAAGAATAAATAGAAAAGGACGGCGCATTAGGATCGCTATCCTTTTCTAAAAAAGTAATAGAAGTTCTTTTAAGGGAACGTCATGTAAGATTATCACAAAAGAGGCAGAATACAATGAAAAAAAAACAGACGGTTGGATCCGTTGCGCTTGATTTGATGCAAAAGACTCCTGAATCTCGTAGTCCAATCGAGATAGAACGAGAAATGCAAAAAGAGTATCTCAAAGAGCTCATAGAGTGTGTTAATATTCACAAACCATTACTTATAGGCAATTTCTTTTTAGTAGTTATCACTAAGAATGAGAAGCTTATGCCCAATGTGTTTAGAAACTACTTCTCCGCACGGCAATCGTGTCCCACTCCAGACTATGATCAATCAGTGTTTATGTATCATCGAGCTAATGATGCTATTGAATATCTATGGACGATCCCTACAAGGGAAGTTTGTCATCACTTAAAGGATAATGCTATCCACGTAGCGCCTGAAGAGCGGCAACTGCTTACATTTATTCTTGAATTTGCAGATGGGACGCTCTATAAACTGTGCAAAAAGCTTAATAATGAAGAAGAAAAATCACCTTTGATCGTGAAAGGATAGTAGTATGAACGATATTAACTCATTACCACCAGTACCAACACACGTTATAGACGCAATGCAACGTGAAGCTGATAAGAAATTTGGTAAAGTTCCCGGCCTTGATGAGCAACCAGTAGTACAACCTAAACTTAATCCTATGTTGCAGCAGCATGAAGAGCCAGTATTTCAGGAAGTACAAGAAACTGTGGATCAAGAACCCACAAATTACCCTGAAAATCCGGAGCCCCAGTCCGAAATATCAGGTGAAGATGAAGAAGTTGATTTAAGAGAGGTAAAAAAGAGAGTAGCTGAAGCCGAGCAAGTTACTAATTTTAGAGCTATGAAAAGAAAAGCTGAAGCTGCAGAGCGTGAGCGCGATGAAGCCCTTAAGCTTCTTAAAAAATTAGCTGCTCAACAAGAAGCTTTAAAACCAGAGCCCCAGGAGCCTGAAGAAGTTGATACTTTTGGTATGAATCCCGATGATCTTGTTGAAGGAAAACATCTGAGTAAAGTAGCTCGTGAGATAAAAGCGCTTAAGCAACAACTTGATGCTGCTCAAAATCAAAACTATATGAGCACCACCGAAGCACGCCTCAAGGCGCAGTTTCCTGACCTCGATAAGGTACTTACACCAGACAACATAGAAACGTTTAAATACGCCTATCCTGAGCTTGCTTCTACGATAGATTCAACCAAAGATATCTATACTAAGGCAGTTTCGGCCTATACAATGATCAAGAAGTTCGGCGTCTATCAAGAACCCGGATTCAATGCTGAAAAAGAGATTGCCAAGAAGAATGCAGCTAAACCGCGTCCTTTGGCAAGTGTTGCTCCACAGCAGGGTGATAGTCCAATGTCACGAGCTAATGCTTTTGCGAATGGGTTAACCAAGGAACTTCAAGAGCAGATGTGGAAAGAGATGAGTCAGGCAAGGAAGGATTATTGATGAGAAAAAAATCTTTATATTGTACTCACATGAGTAATATGCCATCAGGCGTTCAAATAAAAATGTTTGTTATTTCTGATTCTGATGGGCAACGTTATATAATTTGTGATGATTGCAATAATGATTATGTTATCGGCAAAGAAGAGTCTTTTCCTAAGAATGGAATAGAATTGACTAATATTGATCCATCAGAAAGACAATAGATTTACCCGTCCGTGTCGTCTAAATGGTTAGGACCTCAGGTTTTCAACCTGAAAATGATGAGTTCGATTCTCTCCACGGATGCCATTTACTTGCATTCAATTTCGCACTCGTCCTATACTATCCTTAGCGTCTAAGAAGGATCGCTCCCTTCAGAGCGTCAATAGAGCCATCGCTCAGCTCACAGGCGTCAGTACGCAAGAATCGACCTACTTGCAAACCCGCGTATCAACCCTTGTTCAAGGGAATACTATGTCAATTACTACTACGAGTTCATTACCTGCTCCGGTGCAGCAGAGTTTTAGTTATAAACTCTTATCTGTTCCGGTTCCAAATATGATCCACAAAATACCTGCGATGCGTAAGAATATGCCCCGTAATGGTGGTACAACACTGCGTATGCGTCGTTATAACCCTCTTAACACTGCGATGGTTCCACTAGGAAACTCTGGTGTTACTCCACCACCTCAGAATCTCACTGCAGTAGATATCGATGCTAAGATCAGTTTTTACGGTAAAGGTGCCGTAACAGTTCACTGAGAATGACCTATGTTCAGTTGAACGAGCAGGTTAACAAATTGTTCTTTGAAATTTCTTGGTTTTGTAGCAGATAGCCTGCTTTAAATCCGCTCTGATTGACTTGGAAGCCCTAACGTAAAGACGAGGGTGACAAGGGCGAAGATATTTTATCCTAAGCGATTTAGTTCTTTACAGCGAAGCCAAAGTTCCTTTCTTTTTTGAAGGACTGCATCAGAAACATTCCATCCAGTTTTACCAACGGTTTTTCTGTATTCTAGAACTACATCGGCTTGTTTACGCTTTATTAATAAATAGGGTTTTATAAATCTAAGAGCTGCTTCGAGGTCTTTCCCAAATATATGCCATCGATAACATTTTTTTCTTCCTTCGATGTCTTTTCGTTTATCAAATTGACCTCCAAACACAAATTTAAGTTCATTCATTAGCTCGAGGGAAGTATTGACGACGGTTAATCGGCACACATAGTAATCTTTTTTCCTAGATTTATTGTCAGGAGCAAGATGTTCTATACCAATACTGCCTTCACCGTCTATTATGCCTGCTAGATAGATCCAATTTTCTTTTACTGAAAGAGCGCGGAGATTGCGAATTTGGTCACATCCATCGCAAGGACACCTACTAAGATTATGCTCGTGGTCACATTTATTACACAGGCAAACGTTAAGACTATGATCCATAGATTCCTCACAATTGTCCCACAGTTGTGGGATAAAGATAAAACAACATAATTATGGATACAGCGTACCATAAATAGGATAAAATGTCACGCTGAGAGACTGAGGCGAGTGGACACCGAAAGGTGAAGCGACAGTCCGAACTGTATGGAGACATACAGAGGGAGGAATAACAAGACTCCCCGCCAATTGTGCAGCAGCTGCTGCGTAATTGGTCATAAAGTAACAGAATGTACCTTACAAAACCAAGATCCTGTATTAAACGAATGCGCAGCACGTCTTGGAGTAAGTTTAAGGCAAACTGAGGATCAGTTGACTCGTGATATGCTTGCATCGACAGCCAGCTTCATTAACTGTACTGGTGGCGTAAATGGTGATAACCCTACCGAAATTACTCGCTCAGACGTTGATACTGTCGTACGTGCGTTACTTAATAACAATGCATACACAATTATGGACAATATCGAAGGGGAAAATAAATTTGGTACAGCTCCTGTACGTAATGCTTACTTCGCTCTCTGCTCTACGCAGTTAACGGGTAACTTAGACGCAGTTTCTGGCTTTATACAAGTAAACCAGTATCCAGCGCCTATGAACGCATTACAGTCAGAATGGGGTGCAATAGGTAACCTTCGGTTCCTTATTTCATCTATCGGTTCTTCTGTAGCAAACGCATCTGCTAACGGTAACACCGTATATAACATCTTCTGTGTTGGTATGGAAGCATATGCTTGTATCGAACAAGATGGCTATTCTGCTGCCTTCATTTATAGACCGCCTATCTATGATGGTCCATTAGCGCTTAATGCTTCTGTGGGTTATAAATTCGCTGAAGTGCCACGTATTACGAACGATCTTTGGGTACTCAACTTACGTGCGACACTCGCTTAAGGAGAAATCATGGACGGAACTATATTAGGTCAAGGTACCTTTGTAGCAAATTCTACAGGTATTACTAACCCCAATGCGGGTAATGCTTCTATTGGTCAAGCGAATGCGACGATTATCCAGATTCCTTCAAGCGCTGATTGGATGATAGTAAGAAACTTCACTCAATACGGTACTGTGGGAACAACAGGCGCTTACTTTAATGGAACAGCCAATGCTTCTAATGGTCAAGAATTCTATTGGCAACGTGGTATGGCTGCCGGCGCTGCAATTGTTACCTATAAAGGAGCTGCTTCAGGAGTTCTTTCGGGCGATACTATTGCTTCCGGTGGGTTCACTCTTTATGATCCATCAGGAGTATCAACAGGCGCTCAACCACTTCTTGGACCTGCTGTTGCAACGACTGCAACGACTAATGCAACACGACCAGTAGTATCAACTGCTTCAACTGCAGGAATATCTGTGGGGACCGTGGTTCGTTTAAGTAATACTGCACAAAGTGACATCAATGGTATCGACTTTGTTGTTGGTGCGGTAACTCTTAATACAAGCTTTACTTTAACGGGTAATGCAGGATCAGCTCTCGCTACAGCTCCTGGAGCTATCGGTGGTGCTGGATTCTATAGAATTGTATATAACGGTAACAGCGCTCTCTTCTATCCAAGAAGAAGGGTTATTACCAATATTACTCAAGCGGCTAATGCCGTTGTTTCTACTTCTGTGGCACATGGGTTAACTCCAGGACAAGAAGTTAGATTTAGTATTCCTGATGTTTCTGGAATGACTCAGTTAAATCCACAGATATTGAATAGTTATTTCCCTGCTAATAGCTCAGTAGGCGCTATTGTATTGACGGTGATAGATGACTATAGCTTTACTATCAATATTAATACCACAGCATACACTGCGTTCACGTATCCAACTATTGCTCAACAACCAAGTTCATTCCCTCTCGTGATTCCTTTTGGTGAAGATACTGCGACATCACTTTCAGTCCTTGGAGCGCAAGTTCCTACTATTAATGGTCAGCAGATCTTTAATACCAATACCGGACTTCTTGCTGATGCAACAGTGAATACTGGGTATCTCGGAATGATTTTAGGAAATGGTGGGGCTGGACTTGCTCTTACTACGCCAATTCTTGGACCTTCTGGATCAATAGCATGGTCGGCGGGTAATGCTCCAACAGGTGACACTATGTATTGGGTAGCAGGTAAGTCTACGTACGGCGGACTATAAAAAAAGGCCGTAGCATGAGGACTACAGCCTTTACAAAAAAAGGAAATAAAATGATGGATAGAAATCATCATATTATTCACACAAAGATTAACACCCTTAAAAAAGGATTGCAATGGAAGCACAAAAAGTCGTTAAAAAAGAAGAACCAAAAGTAAATTTAAACTATCAACGTGACAAAGATAAAGAGCCAGTAAAAGGCATATTTAGATTTCATGAAGTACCGGGGGGGGAGATGAGTTTTAGCCTCAAAATCCATAAAGGTGACCAGGTTGAAACCTATACGCTCAAAGATGGTGAAATAAAAACAGTACCACTCGGCGTTGCAAAGCATCTCAATAAGAACTGCTGGTACCCTGAATATGACTATGTGAAAACTGATGATGGTGGAATAATGCAAAACATTGCAAAAATCACTAAAAAAGTACGCCGATGCAGTTTCCAGAGCTTAGAGTTTATTGATATTGATGATGTGAGCAATGACTTTAAAGCAGTAGAAGCGGCGGTGTAATATGGCAATTCTTGCATTTCCATTTCCTATTTTTCAGAGGGCGATGCGGATAATATCAACCATATCGCAGGCACCCCAAGCTCAAATAACAACAACCTTTAATCACCAATATCAATCAGGTGAGATCGTTCGTCTTGTTATACCTCTTGGATTTGGCATGCAACAAATTAACCAAATGTATGCGCCTATTACCGTAACGGGACTGACGACGTTCACGATGCCCATAGATTCAACCAATTTTGATGCATTTAATGCAGCGTCTACGTTTCCTGATAATAAGCAATACGCACAGGTGGTTCCGATAGCTGAGATTGCCTCGCAGCTTGAAGGGGCCACCCAAAATGTACTGCCCTATAACGCAGTATAAAAAGGAGAATAGTAATGGCAGATTCTACGTTAGTTGCCATACAGCAAAAGGTACGAAGATTAACGCGGAGTAACTCTGAAGCATTACTGACTACTGCGCAACTTAATCAGTACATAAACACTTTTGTTCTGTATGATTTCCCTGAACAGATAAGACTTCTTAACTTAAGAACAACATTTAGCTTTTATACGGAACCCTATATCGATGTGTATACAACAAGCACTGATACGACTTCACCTCTCTATAATTTTATTAATAAATATATTACTGTGCACCCTCCTATTTATATAGCAGGATTTCAATCACAGTTTTTTGAAGATAGAGAACAATTCTTTGGGATTTATCCTTTTGTGAACTCTATTTCATCTATTGGTATAGATGGAGATGGCTCAACCACTTCTTTTTCAGGAGTTATAAATTCTCAACAAGCGATTAATCCACCGGGAAGTACCCAGCAGACCGCACTGCTTCGTAACAATGTACTGTTTAGCTCCGTTGATACCAACGATAATGGTCTTGCAATGATCGATTTTCCTATCAGTGCTTCGATAGGTAATCTCTATGTTCCCGGTGGAACCCCAACCTCAACAACCGTTCAGGATCCTAATAACTATATTAACTATGTTACAGGACAGTACGTCGTTACCTTTATTGCTCCTCCCGGCATAGGAACCATGATTAATAGCCAGACAGTGCCTTTACAGATATCACTTCCTCAGGCGCTCCTATTTTATGACGGTAAGTTTATCGTTCGCCCTGTTCCTGATCAGCCATACAAAATAAATATGGAAGTGTATACGCAACCTACTGAACTCCTTTCTAGTGGCCAAAGTCCTGATCTTCAAGAATGGTGGCAATATATAGCCTATGGAGCGTCAAAAAAGATATTCGAGGATCGTATGGATCTTGATTCAGTGCAATCAATTATGCCTGAATTTAAGATGCAAGAGCGTCTGTGCTTAAGAAGATCTATTGTTCAACAAACAAGTCAAAGAACTTCAACTATTTACACTGACCAGTCGAGCACTGCAGGGGCTTATGGACCCGGCTTTTTTTCTGGAGGCGGTACGCAATAATGTTGGCACACAATAATATTTAAAAATTAAGGAGATTAGTAATGGCATTAAATGATGTACCTCAATCAGGACAAACCCTAGGTGCAACTCAAAACCCAATCAGACAGAACTTTTTGACCCTAGAAAATTCTTTTATCGTGGACCATGTGGACTATGGAGCAGCAGGTCAAGGTAAGCATAATAAAATAACGTTTCCTGTACAGGGATCAGCGCCTGCTTTTTTAGCAGGAGAAATGGGACTTTTCAACCAGAATGCTGTTCCTACCTCCACGTCTGACATATGGGTTGCTCGAGGAACTGCAACTCCTTATCCTATGACCGGATTTGCTAATGGAACCATATCGAGCAATCAAGCAACATTCTGGACGTACTTGCCTTCAGGAATGTTAATGATCGGTGGCTATAACACGACAAGCGCCAACGTTGTTACTATAACCTTTGGTAGCACTGCAGCTGGTGGATTAAATTCTTTTCCTGGATTTTCTAGTTTTATAGGATCTATTACTTCTACACGAATTGACCCGAGTGGTACATCTAATACAGTATCTCGCGTTAACTCTTTTACGTTAACAACGGCAACTTTTGGGACAGCGGTAGGAGCAACCCTTACGGGAACGCAGCCCGTAATAAACTTTTTCTGGACTGCAATAGGAATGTAAGGAGATTTTCATGGCTACAGACCGATTTTTTATCGCACCTTATGATCAAAACTCTGGTCTACAGACTAATGTACGGCCATGGTTGATTCCTGATGATGCATTTGCCAATTTAACAAATGCCTATGTATTTAGAGGAAGAGTTCGAAAACGATTTGGGTCTCGATGGTTCTTAGACAATCCTCTGTTATCTCGCTTTAGAGTAGGAGTTGGATCGACTAATAGTAGTGGAACTTTGAGTGGAACCGTACCGGTCTCAGGACCTTCATTAACCAGTGTAGGTGCACAAGGACAATGGTTTTCTATAGGAACAGTACTATTTACGGTTAATACAACAGGCGCGCTTCTTATATCAGGAGGAAGTGCTACTACTGCAACGTTTGACTTCGCTAACGGAGAGTTCGTTTTTACTGCCGTCTATAATAACGCTACTATACCGGTGCTTCAAGCCAACATGGTCGTTTATTGGTATCCTGGATTTCCTGCAATGGGGCTTTTGACCTATGAAACGGCTATCGTCGATAATCAACTTACTATTGGATTTGATACAAGTTATTCCTACCTTTATAATGGCGGCTGGAATTATATAAGTACCGGTGCAAATACATGGACAGGAAATGACTCCCAATTCTTCTGGGGAGCAACATGGACTGCTGCTAATGCTTCAAGCACTGTATTCTTTGTAACAAATTTTAATGCGCCTGACGGTATTCGTTACTATTCGACAACTGCGGGCACATGGGCACAAGCAATATTTAATTACGATACTATTTCTCTTCCTGGAGGAGCTGCTGTCGGAATAACTGACGGTTCAGGTAACGCTTCAGGCACTGTTGCAGGAGGTTCTGGATTTATAGGGGAGTCATTTATTATTGGCAATACTATATTCACTGTGACTGCTACGAGTGGTGCATTGACTGTGGCATCATTAACTTCTTCTGCTGCAGTAGGGGCCGGAACATTTAACACATCAACAGGCGCCTATACGTTTACTGGCGCTTCTGCAACGAGCCAAATATATTTTACTGATGGTAATGTCGTCAATACGGCGGCTATTATAGTGGTATTTAAAAACCGATTGTTGCTCTTTAATACGGTAGAGAATGGACTGCCTTATGTTAACAGATGTAGATTCTCTCAAATAGGGAACGTATTAGATCCTGCTGCATGGCTCCAAAGTATACCGGGAAGGGGAGGAGCGATTGACGCGCCTACGGTAGAATCTATTAACACCGTAGAGTTTGTTAAAGATCGACTTATCGTATTCTTTGAGCAATCTACTTGGGAAGTAGTTTACACAGGAAACCAAGTGCTTCCTTTCGTATGGCAGCAGATTAATACCGAATTAGGCGCTGAATCTTCATTCTCCGTGGTTCCTTTCGATAAGGTCGCACTTTGTGTCGGTAACGTTGGAGTACATGCTTGTAATGGATCTAACGTTGAACGTGTTGATGATAAAATTCCAGATCAGGTTTTCACTGTCTCGAATGCAAATAATGGCATTTATCGTGTGTATGGCATCAGGGACTATTTCGTTGAGCAAGTATATTGGAGCTACCCTAGTACTGATACTTCTACTGATTCTTACTTTCCCAATAGAGTATTGGTATTTAACTATAAGACGGGAACATGGGCTCTAAACTGGGACTGCATAACCTGTTTTGGCTATTTCAATCCACAAAACGGCGTTACATGGTCTAACAATGATGTTACATGGGATGATGCGGTTCCTTGGGATAGTGATGAAGTACAACTTCTCTTTAGGCAGGTTATTGCTGGTAATCAAGAAGGATTTACCTTTGTATGCGATGCTGATATTACCTCTAACGCTGCAGTTCTCCAGATAACTGATGTTATAACCAATCCGGTAACTCAATTAACTATTATTAATCATACCATCGAACAAGGTGAATTTGTCTACATAATCGATTGTTCATGGAGTGATAGTAGTAATGGCCTTAATGGACAAATATTCCAAGTTATTGGAGTTATTGATGTTAATAACATAGAAATAGGACCAATAGCGCCTTTCACGGGAAACTATTCAGGAGGTGGTCTTGTTGCCCGCGTAAGCCAATTAGATATTCAGACGAAGGAATATAACTTCTATGCCAAAGAGGGTAGAAATTCTTACGTCTCAAAAGTTGATTTCATGGTTGATAAGACAGGCGCAGGGCAAATAACGGTTAACTTTTATGACTCAACATCGACTTCGCCCTTGTTACAGGATGGTCTTTATAATGGAGTCACCTTAGGTACAGGAGTTCTGGAGACATTTCCTTACACTGCGGCTAATGGAGTTCCTGCACCCGTTGAATTTGAACAAAATCAGGTCCGCCTATGGCATCCTGTCTATCTTCTTGCTGAAGGTGAGGTAATACAGATGCAACTTACTATGACAGACGCTCAAATGACTAATGTTGCTTTGATGGATGAAGATTTTCAACTGCATGCAATGTGCATATACGCCCAACCTACTACTATGAGGTTCCAATAATGGCATATATTACTTCACAACTTACCAACACCGGTTCATTCGTTACGACAACAAACGTCTGGGATGTTCAGCAGATACAGGAAGTTGATGTTCGTAGTCCTGAGTTTAAAGAGCTTCTCGTGAGGCTCTATCAAACGGTCAATAACATCGCTCTTTCACTCAATGGTAAAGACAGTGCATTATATACGACCTATGAATTCGTTACCGGTCAAATTTATTCGTTTAATGGCATTAACGATCAAAGGCCAGGATACAGGACAATGGTCAATACTGGCCATATTGGAGCAGGAACAACAAGTATTAATCATAATCTTGCAGTAACCAGTTCATGGACATGGATAAGTCTTGATGGAATGCTCACAAATCAGACGACTCTTGTGGGTTATCCGATTGACTACGCTAATCCCTCAGCAGCTATTTATGCCCACGTTACAAGTACTCAAGTGGTGATAAATAATTCGAGCGGTGTTACGTTTACTAATGGAGTTGTTGTATTGGAATATATTAAAACTTAAGGATAAATCATGGCTATTAATTGGGGCGATTTAGGCGCGGGCGGTCTGGCAGGAGCAGGGACAGGAGCTACGATAGGGACATCAATTAATCCTGGATTAGGGACAGGTATTGGTGCAGGAGTCGGTGGACTTGCAGGTATATTAGCCGCTCTCTTTGGTGGTGGTGGTAAAGAAGGTGGTAATCATCGACTCACCGAAGCTAGTGAAGAAGAACAATCTATATTAGATTTCTTATTGCAGAATGGCATGGGGCAGTTACAGGATCCTCAAAAGGGATTTAAACCATTAGAAGATTATGCCAGGACACAGTTTGCCAATCATACGGTGCCTTCTTTAGCAGAACGATTCACCTCATTTGCAGGAGGGAATAACGCGTTAAGTTCTCCATCATTCGCATCACAATTAGGGCAAGCGGGAGCAGGATTAGAGTCCTCACTCGCTGCGTTAGGAGCTCAATATGGGCAACAAAATCAACAAAATGCATTACAGCAATTGAATACAGGATTAAAGCCGGCATTCAATACTGATTATAGAGCAAACCAACCGGGAACAGGAACCAATATATTGGCCAGCCTATTGCAGAGCAAAGCTATTCCTAAACTTATTGAACATGGGCCTGCAATATATAATCAATACAAAGCGAATAAAATGGCTCCTAAACAAGCGAAAGGATAAGTCATGATACGAGATGAATCATCAGGTTCTCTTCTAGGCAGATCTTTAGGGACAGGGCTTGGAGAAGGTCTTGCTGCACTTATAGAAGGTAAAATGAAGTCCGTTAAAAAGTCTAACTTTGCTGACTTACTGGGTAAGCAAGGGGGATTTGGAGAAGATAAAGGAAGGATTCTTGCTGAACTTAGCGAGATACATCCCCAGAAGTTTAATGAATTACTCATGGCACTTTCTCAGGGTCAACAACCGGAACAACAGCAAGAAGTAAATCCTTTGGCTCCTCAACAAAAAAGTTCTTTTGCTCAAGATCTTGCAAGAGGTGTTTCACAACAACAAGAAGCAACTCCCGCTCAACAAAAAGCACAGGCTGAGTTAAAGAATTCCGGAGAGAATCTTTTGAGTACTTATAATAACGTTAAGAAGCTTCAGGGATTAATAAATGAAGGAGCACAATTTGGTGCATTCTCACAAATAGCAAACATCTTTGGTAATAACGCTCTTCAATCTCTCACAAATCCTGCCACCGCTATTTATGATCAAACGGCACAGGAATATTTAACGAATGTTACCCAGAATTTGAAGGGTAGAGTTTTAGCAGGGCAACAAAAAGCATTAGAGCGAGCAAAGCCAGGTATTAATAAGTCAAAAGAGGCTAATGAATCTGCGCTTAAAGATGCAGAAAAAGTATTATCTCGAAGGATAAAGCAATTTTCTCAAGAAAATCCTGGTGTTATTGATGAGGAATCATTACCAGAAATATTTGGTAGCAAGAATGTTGCTGGTAATAGACAATTGGATGCCGAACGCATTAAAGAAGCGCATAAAGAACTTCCTCCTGCTAAAAATTTTGATGAAGAAGATGCGTGGGAAACAAAAAATGGGGTCGTGTTTGAAATAAAAAATGGTGGATGGGTTTTATCAAAGGAATAAATTATGCCTCTTATACGCAAAGGCGGTAAGCCTATTGATTCTGGTCCAGCAAATATAGCAACTCGGTTTGCGGGAGCTTTGACTTCTGGGTTAGATCTTCCTGGAAATATTGTCAAAACTATTAATAATGCTACCGGAGGAGATGTATTCAAAAGCCTATCAGGAGGAGGTTTAAACGCTGGAATCGCTGATATTGTTAACGCAGCCTCTGGTTATTTAGGCGGTCCCACTACTAAAGACCCTCTACAGTCACGTGAGCTTTTAAAAAGTGCGACTGGATCAACCGAAGAGCAACTGCAACCTCAGGGATTTGGTGAGAAGATAGGCCACAATATCGTAGAAGGAATTCCTCTTACGGCTGCTACTATTGCTTCAGGCGGCGCCGCACTTCCGGCAGCTCTTTCTAATATAGGGTCAGGAATTGGTTCAGCAGCAGGAGAAAAACTTGCAGGCACTCCAGGCGCTATAGCAGGGGGGTTTGCAGGAGGAATTGGAGCAAATCGTTTATATGATTGGCTTTCTGGTGCCGCAAAAGCAGGTACCAATCCACAAACATTGAAAACTATTGCTAAGGAAGCTGAGACCACCTTTTATAATGCAGAAAAAGAGTTAGGTAAAAATATAAAAGTGTCTTCTGTTCCGTATAGAGATGGCCTTAATAGGATAGAAAAAGAGATTGGACGATCTAAAGCATTGAGTGATACAGAACGAAAAAGCCTTCTTAAAGTCGCAGACTTAATGAAAAGCGATCTAACGAATCTCGATACTAATGTTTCTTTTTTGGTAGAAGCAGATAAGGATCTTAATAAACTTTATAAGAGTTTAGGTTCTCCAGGCGCTGATACGTTTATAAATAGCCTTAAAGCTGAAGTAGAAAAAGCAGCACAAAATATTAGTTCAACCTCTGAAAAAGCTAATCAATGGTACAATGCTTGGCATAATGCCAAAGATACCCATAAAGCGCTTAACTATAAAACGTATATGGGTGACATCTATGACAAATATCCAAAATTATTAAAGACACTAACAAGCCCAGTAGCTAAACTTGCCTTAGGGGCCGGATCTTTGGGTTTTGGAGGTATACCAGGAATAGTAATCGGTGGCTTAGGATACGGAGCAACAAAGCTTGCTGGAAAAGCAGCAGAAATTTATGGA